TAATACTGCATCTTTAGATTTACTCAAATCTTCTTTGATGATTGTTATTAGTATTGTAAGCGTTGGAAATGTTTTATACTTTTCGTAGTACATAAAATATTTTCCGCATAAAAAAGAGAGGTATTTAAGATCAAAGTAGTCGGGACTCATTACTTCGATCATTTGCGCAGACCATTGTATATCTGTTAGCATGCTTTGGAAAACTTTTTCTTGAAAAGCTTTGCCGAATTTAGAGAAATTTCTATCTTGACTCATTAAATAATATTCCTTAAAGATGATTTAATTGAAATAAAAAACGAATGTATATCGAAGGTATTAAGACCTTCTCTGTTAATAATTTTATAAAGGTCCATTTTGTTTATTGTTGACTCTTTGTTTTCTAGCTGATAGTTTATTTTTTTGACCTGATCAGCACTTAACATTAATGAGTCTAAATACATTAACTTCCAGTTTTTTCTTATATTTGCTTCATTTAATATTATATCATCATAAAGCTTTATTTTACAACCTGAATTAACTTTTTTTTGTGACTCATTAATAATATCATTTATTGTTATATCTTTATTCTGAGATAAAACAGGGAATCGTTTTGTCATGGTTTTAAAGCCTGCTCCTTTTACGCCTTTGATGCCATCACTTGAATCTCCTGCAAAGCATCTAGCTAAACAAAAATTACGAGACGTAATAGACCATTTGTCTAATACATATTGATCATCAATTAATTGTTTTTTATTTGGAGACCAGATTTTCGTGTTTTCGTCCAAAAGCTGATAATAGTCCTTGTCAGACGTAACAATTATTTTGTTTATATTTTGTTTTTTTGTTTTAACAAGATATGCAATTACGTCATCAGCTTCGCAATCATTAACATAAATCTGCACAACTGGCGTCTTATATAAAATCTCTATTAAAGTTTTTAGTTGATAGTTTCTGTTTTCTTCTGTATCGGGTATTTCTTTGTAATACTGACTTCGATTAAGTCGTACAGGCCTGCGTCCATTTTTGTAATTTGCATCGATGGCTCTTCTTCTTAATGAACCACCACCTTCCCAAGCAACAACAATTTTTTGAGGTCTAAACTTGCGAGCCAAATGGTCAATATTTCCTAAAAAACCAATTATACCACCGCAAAGCTGACCATTTAAACTCTTAGAAGGATTAGCAGCAAAGTGCCGCATAAAAACATTTAAGCCATCAATATAAATAATCGGTTTTTCATTCATTTATTTCAACATTTCAAATGCATCTTCGTGTGTGTCCATAACTTGTCTTGCAACTTCTTGAATTTCAGAATAACTTTCTGGATCAATATCAGGATCATCAGCTTCGTTTTTACGAATCATTGCTTTTTCTAGCAACATATCAATATACTGACCAAACTCTGGATGATTTACAATTTGATCAAAGTCTGCCTTATAAAACTTTTTGTCTATAATAACTTCGCCTGTGTCCAGTGTTGCAACTGTTAAATTTTTCCAAGCTCCCGCACCAGAAACTTCGATATGATAGTTGCCAATTTCTTCTGGTCCATGTTTTCTTAATAGATCAAACATCTGTTCATGCTCTTTAATGCCTTTGCCAAAATGTATTTCAAAGTTACAAGTCCTAAACGGAGCTGATACTTTGTTTTTTATTGTTTTAGCAGATACATTAATTCCAATAGGTTCTTTGTCTTTGTTAAGGATTTGAGAACCAGCACCTAGCTTGATACGAACTGAACTATGGAATGGTATTGCCATCCCGCCAGGAGTTGTTGTTGGATCACCATATAGCACTCCAACTTTTGTTCTTATTTGATTTAGACAAACCATAAGAACTTTTTCGTTAGCAATAACACCTGTGATTTTACGCATGCCTTTTGAAATTGCTCTAGCTTGAAGACCAATGCTTTCTTTGTCATAATCGCCAGTTAACTCAGCTTTAGGAGAAGTTGCAGCAACAGAATCCCATATAATAGTAACAGGCACATCTTTATCCATTGCCTTAGCTTTTATTATAGTGCTTTCTGCAATTGATAATACTTCTTCAGTGCAATGTGTGTCTACATAAACAAACCTTTTTGATATGTCAACACCTAATAATCTTAGATTTTCTACAGACGTTGCGTTTTCCGTATCTATATAAACTACAATTCCGCCCATTTGCTGGGTTGATTTTGCAATCTGTGTTGCAATGTGTGACTTACCAATAGATGGTGGACCGAATATTTCAACAATACGTCCTTCTGGAAGACCACCATCTTTTTGGTTTGCGATAATATAATCTAATTGTTTAGAACCTGTACTTATCCACCTACTTACGTGTGTAGGTGACTCATCTGTACTTAGATTATATGCAACTCTTGTGCCTCTTTCTTTATTAAGAGACTTTATGAGATCAGCTGTAAAGTCGTTTAACTGATCTTCTTCTTTTTTGGTTTTTTTAGCTTTTGCCATTATCGTTCCTTTTATAATAGGGTTACAATAAGATTGTAACAACAACTTACAATTTATACAAAAAAGCCGACAAAAGTCGGCGCAATAATTAACTTAATAATTTTTGATTATTACATTGCTTCTAGATCAGCAAATGCGTCATCTAAATCCTTGTATTTGCCAGAAATAGCGTCTGGAGAATCATCATTAGAACTCTTTTTACTTGAACCTCCTCTAAAGGTAGGACTTTGGTCTTCTTCTTCATCATCATTAAGCCAAGTATTGACAATATTTTCTAGATCTTCATATGACTTAAGTTCAAACAAGTCATTAACATCTGGAATATTATCAAGCCATTTCTTGCTTTTAGATGAATCTTCTGAGAGAGGTGAGTCTTTGCCTCGTGGTCTCACATCTGTTGTTGCCCATTGTTGTCCTGGGTTCTTTGTACAGCTTACTCTAACATCACGCCCTTCAATAGGATCTGTAATATCGCCATAATCTTCATCAAGCATGTAATTCAACAGTGTCTGATAAACTGTTTTCCCAAATGCCCAAAGTCTTACACCTTTTTCTTCTTCACCGCGTACAACAACTGGTGCATAACAACGCATTTTTGGATAAAGCTTTTTTGCTAACTCGTATGATTCCTTAGTGCCTTCATCGCGAAGCTTCGTAATAAGTTCTTGAATAGGGTCTGGTTTGTCAAATTGATATGGAGCGAGAAGTCCTGGATTACTGCCAATGTTATAGTAAAACATTAATTCCTTGAATGGTTGTCCGTCATTGTTTGGATATGCCATGAGACGAACAGTAGTCTCTGCACCTTCTTCAGGTCTCCACATAGTGTTTTTCTTTGAATTTTGTCCGTTTAGTTGTCCAAGTTTCTTGCGAATTGCTGCTAGGTCGATAGCCATATTATTAAATACCTTTCGTAGTATTTGTTTAAATTTTTAATTGGTTATTTGTTATTTGTTATTTTTTTAATTTGTTTTGATCACCAATTGTGATACCATTATATTATATATTTTTAATTTTTACACATTAAAGATCAAAATTTAAATTTATTATTTGCTGTGCTTCCGGGCAATCATATTGATCTCCGGTCTTAACTATATGCCATTGAAATCCTTTTCTGCTTCTCGGAATTTTAGTAGATAAATAGTTAATAAAACTAATATAACTTTCTACTGTGTTGTTATTTATGGCACTTAGAAGTTTTACGCATAATGTCTTAAAAGATTTAGGCGAAACAAAAACTCTAGTATTTTCATAGTGGGTCATTTCTGATAAACGTCTAATATAATTAAAGACAAAATAGCCAAAAGATCTTTTCCCTCTTTGATTACCTTGATTATTAACGTAGTCATAAAGTAAACCAGCACGTATATAATTTCCAAAACGATCAGAATGCATTAAGAAATCTTGATTTGACAAAGAGCTTTCGTACTTCAACCTTTTTTCTTTTGGAAAAGTCCTTTTCGTCTGGTAGTCAGCATATAAAGACGTTTGCGCCTGTTGAATATTTTCGAACTCTCCAGAGTGAATTTTAAAGAACTTAGAGTCTTTTTCTGAATTTATATTAACTGCAATACCTTCAATCGGTGATAAAGGATTAATCATTGACTTACCGAAAATAGCTGTAATGTGAGGTCTTAGCTGTGGCAATATTTCTTGTTTTACAAATTTAGTAAAATCTTTTTTATCTAGATCTACATTTTCTAAAGTTAGTTTGTAAAGCTCGCCTATCTTTTCTAAAATTTCTTGCGATAACAAGTCTTTTCCTGCAGGCGTTTTAGCGATATCCTCTAAAGTCAAAAAGTTAACGTATTTATCTGACATTATTTTCGCTGCTCTTTTATCAAAAGGGCCAGAAAAGACAGCAACTTGTGTTGTTCGCTCAGGAACATTATAAGCAATATAGTCTGGCTTCTGCCTATCTGGTTTTACAATCTCTAGTCCTAGCGTTATTTTTTCTCCAGGATCTAAAACTTTAACACGATGATATCTAC